AGTAAAGTACTTCAGACATTTGGTTTAGTTGCAGCTAATCCCACTCCATATTCTAGTGGATCATTACAGCCTCTCTCATTAACTACAGATACCAAGTTGCGCGTGGAATCTTCACCATTAGAAATGGTAGATTTCTTTGGTGATATTGAATTGCCATTAACTAATGATTGTCTTAATTTTAATGTGACAGAAATGGGAAATCTAATATGAGTGAATTGATGAAAGTTGGCGCGGATTGGGGTGATGCAGGAAGTTTTAAGCCCCGCACATCAGGAATTTCTGGTGGATTAAGAATCTTAGACGCGCACGCGAGATTCTTTGATTCTACGATTGCTGGTCGTAGATTCATGACTGGTGCTTCAATTACAGCAATCAATAACGCAACATTTACTACAGCTACTACAGGTGCTACAGCAACACCAGTTGTTGGGTTATGGAATCCACTAAATAGTCAGAAATATTGTATTATTGAGCAGGCACAGTTAGCAGTTATTATGACTGCATTAGCAGCAACTGGGCCTGGTGGATTTGCATGGATGGTATCAGCGGGTAATGCTGGTATTACTACAGGATTAACTCCTATTAATGCTGGAACCTTTTTAGCAGGTGGTTCTGTTGCAAAAGGTTTTGCTGGTCAAGCATTAACCGGAATGACAGGAACATTAGTAATTCTTCGTGGTTCTGGTCTTGGTGGTGGTTCTGCAGAAAACGTTTCATTTACTGCCACAGCTGTTGGAATGCAGACGCAAGCAATTACACAGGTTGAAAATATTGACGGTTCAATTGTTGTATTCCCTGGTGGAGTTTTAGCATTAATGGCTACAACTACACCAGTTGCACATTCTGTTGTTCCTGGTTTAGCTTGGGAAGAAGTTCCATTCTTGGTTACAGTATAATGACTCAAACAAAAGCAGCTCAAGTAGCATCGGCATTAATTACTGCTGGTTTTCCTTGTTCTGCTAGAACAGATGGACAAGGTAATTGGTTTATAAGATCACAATCAACAACTGGGTTTGATGTACCTGTAGGAACTGTAGCAACATTCGTTACCAATCAGGGAATTAATGGTAATGTAGCTGAAGTGGAATATAGTTAAATGCCTGGACCTGGACCGACAGATAACGTTAAAAAGAAATATGATGTTTATGCTGGGGCTAAAAAAGCTACAGCTATCGGTCCAGACCCTGAAGCACAAATGTGGAGAAGTCATTGGTTATGGGGACCAATTTTAAATAAAACTGGTGCAGACCCCAGCATAATGACTCCAGCTATGGATTTAGCAGCATTAGTTTCTATGGGTTCTGATATTGCTCCTGGTGGAATGAAATCACCTATTGCTGAAATGCCAAAATCATTTCAGAATCCATTAGATTTAAATGTTAAGACTTTGAGTGCTGAGCAGATTGCGTCACTCGCGCACAATATGACCCCAGAGCAGAAATCTGGTTTTAGTGCATCATTAAAAGCTGGTCAGCATAATGATTTCTTAGCAAAACAAATCTCTGAAGATCCATCACTTCTCATGCGTTCTGGATTTGATGGTATTAAATTACCATCTTCTACGGCATCAAATGCTGCGGAGTTTTCACCAGATTTAGCAACTTATAATAAAGACCAGCCACAAAATGCACCAGCACCAGATGTAGCTGAAGGTGCATATAAAAATATTTTGGCTACTTTACCAACTAACCCCGGTTATAAGGCAATGGGGCGAAGATGAAATTAAAAGTTAAGATGAAGGCAGAAGGAAACAAAGGTGAAGTTGTATCAGCATTAAGACCTGGAATGAAGAAGGTTGCTGATATGATTGCAGCTAATTCTGATAAAGCTTCACCACCTAAGAAACTCAAACTGAAGGTGAAATAATATGGCAGTGACACTTTCAATTCAGCCTGGTGTGCCAACTACAATTGCACAGACAACTGCTGTTGCATTACCACCGAGATTGTGTTCTATCATTGCAACTGTAGCAATACAATTCTCTGCTGATGGTACAACGTGGACTGCTGATATTGCAGCAAGTACTACAGGAGTTTCTTGTGCGGGCGCAGCATTCGCGCGTTGCACAACAGGATCATCTGTCATTACTTGTAGAAATTAATGAGAGTTATTCTTCTTAGACACGGCGATGCAGTTCATTCTGCCGGTAGATTTCATGGGTGGATTGATAATGCTTTGACTGCTAAAGGAGCTAAAGAAGCATCCGATTTAGCAGATCAGATTAAGCAATACAATCCATCCATGATTATTTCTTCACCAATGTCTAGGACGATGGACTCATCAAGAATCATTGGTGAGAAGTTAGGCATTCCAGTGCAACCTAATAAAGCATTGATGCCATTGAATCTTGGAGATTATGATGGGCAACCAACTGAGAAACATTTACAACAAGTAAGAAGACATTTTGCTAATCCTAATAAGGTATTTCCAAATGGTGAGTCCGTAAATAATTGGGCGCAAAATAGATTCATACCATTTTTTAATAAGCATGTCTTTAGCAAAGATCCCGGCACAATTGCTATGATGACACACGGTAGAAACATCGTACTAGCAAAAGCTGATCTTGCTACTGGTAATAATTTGAATTATGACAAAGCGATGTTATTAGATAATAAGCAGAGTACTGAACATGGTGGTTATGCAGTCGCTACACCGAATTCATTTGAGATTAAAACGCCGAAATCTGTGGCAGCTGGACAATCGTGAATTATGGAGTTACAAGTAAATTTGGGTCAATTATTAGTGGGGACATTAATAGCAGTTGTCGGCTGGTTTATTCGACGAGAAATAACTAGTGTTCATGATCGATTAGACAAGACCGAAGAAAGATTCAATGAACGATTAGATAAAACAGAAGAAGCGGTATTTACATTATCAGGTAATGTGCAAAAGTTAATTGGTGCTTTTCATATTAAGTAAATCGGTTAACAAATTTTTTTGGATTAATCCTTTTATGGACCCAATTACAGCAGCAGTTGAATTAATTACGGCAATCACAACTCTGGTAACAAAGATTGTTGATGGACAAACACCAGAGCAAAGAAAGCAAATCTGGGATTGGTATATTCAAGACCGTGAGAATATCCGTAAGTTACTGAAGATTGACCAGTGAAAGATTGGAAACCAATTTCGCGCGCTCAAGAAAAGTTTCTAGCTCTTCCTGATACTTTAAAAGAAGCTTTCTTCGGTGGTAGCGCAGGACCGGGAAAATCTGAATGCTTAATGATGTTGCCTATCGTAAGGCAATTTATCAAGCATCCTAGATTTAAAGCATTATTATTACGACGAACGTATCGGGAATTGAAGTTAGAAATCATTCCTCGTTCGCGCGAAATTTATACGGCATTCGGTGGAAAGTTCAATGGTTCAGATTTAGTTTGGGATTTCTCGAAGGAGGGTGGCGGATTAATTTTCTTTGGCCATTGTGAACATGAATCAGATGTCTATAAATACGACACGATGGAAGTTAATCTCGCCCTTTTTGATGAACTTCAGACCTTCACTGAATTTATATATACTTACATTGTATTTTCTCGTGGAAGAAGTTCTGTACCAGAATTACCAGCAATTGCTCGGTCGGGTGGAATGCCTGGGAATATCGGGCATACCTGGGTTAATAAAAGATTTATCAAGCCAGAACCAAGAGGTGGTAAGGTTATTGTTGGAAAAGGCGGACAGCGAAGAATTTTCATATTCTCTACGTTAGCTGACGTTAAAGATAAGTTACCAACATTACAGGATTATTATGATTCCCTTGATGCATTACCAAGCGAAGCTGAAAAGCGCGCGAAGAAATATGGTGATTGGAATGCATATGAGGGAATGGTATTTGAGGAATTTAGAGATAAGTGGCACCCTGACGAGCCTAATAATGCCCTCCATGTTATTCCTCGCTTTGACATACCAGAATGGTGGCCAAGACTTGTGGTCATCGATTGGGGTTATTCTGCTCTCACTTATGTTTGCTATGCTGCTATTTCTCCTTCTAAGCGCGTCTATATTTATAGAGAGCAATCGTGGAGAAGAACAAAGATTGAAGTCTGGGCTCCATATGTCAAAGAGATTGTGGATAGAGAAAATGTTAGGTCTATCAAAATCTGTAAATCAGCAGGACAAGATAGAGGACAAGAACATACAATCCAAGAACAAGTTGAAACAGCACTTGGAAGAAGTATAGATTTAGTTGTTAGTGGAACTGGCGCAAGAGTAGCTGGTAAAGTATTATTACATGAGTATCTTAGATGGGAACAGAAACCAGTTCCAGTATCTGAAAAATTAATTTATAATGAGGAACTCGGATTATCATTACTTAGAAATCAAGGTGAAGTAGCTTATCAGAATTACATGAAGTTATTTAAAGAAGTTGAAGAAGAAACTAATATTCCAAAACTTCAAATCATGGATAAGTCACCGGAAGGTAATGAAATTATTTTATTGCCGGAAGCTATTAAAGCATGCGTATACAGTAAGACAAATGTTGAAGATGTAGCAGAATTTGAAGGTGATGATCCATACGATACAATTCGATATTTAGTTGATGAAGCTGATAGATTCTTTGATGAATCTGGCAGAGAATTAGATAAAGTTCAAAAGCGTGAGCAGCTAGTAAAAGAATTTGAAGAGACCCAGGATTGGAACCGATTATTCATGCGCGCACGAGCTATTGAAAAATCACAGAATCCTATACGAGCGGTGAGCAGATTTCATGGGCGTCATTAAATTCTTTCATCAGATTTTTAGACCGAATTGTGATTGCAATATTTGTTCTAGACCTTCATGTAATAAGTGTGAGGTATTAGAAAGCCAGTTATTATTTGAGCGCGCACAGAATCAGCAGCTTATTCAGAAT